GAAGAACAGCAGGAAGCTCTTAAACTATGGGAAAAATATAAAGAGGTGATTTAAGTGTATGTCAGAGATACAAATAATAACCTTCCAGAGCAACTAGGTAACTATAATCAAACAAATATAAAGAGGTTTAAACCAGGTACTAAGGTAGCTATAACAGAAGTTACAAGGAAAGGCTCTGTAACAGGAGGGAATAAACTACAGAAAAGAGTTAGAAAAGGCACTGTAATATTTACAAATCGAGATTATTTTACAGTACAGTTTAAGAATTATAAAAGCAGTTTTAACTATAAGGATATCTTAGTAGGAGATATAGAAGCTAAAAAAATAAATTAAGGAAGTGGTAATAATGGAATTACCTATACTGGTAAAGAACTCAAAAGTAGATTATAGAAAGGCTAGTACAAAGGATTTAGCACTTGCTATGCATGAAGATTTAATTGGAATTGATATGGCTTTAATTAGAGATTCAAATAGAATTAGCCAAGAGATAGCAACACAAGCATTATATATAATTCAAAACAGTATACAGCTATTAAAACACTTAGAGGATAATGGCTATGAAATAGATCAAGATATTCAGCAACATAGCTTTAAACTTAGAGATTTTGAAAAGGCTGGGAAGATAGAATTTAAGGTTGTTGAAGAAGGCTAAGGGAAAGGAGAAAAGCATGGAAACTGAAAGATTAAGTAGAGCAGAGAGAAGAAGATCAATGCGTGAAGCAGGTAGAACTTCAAAATGGCTAAAGAAACTATCACCAAAAGAATTACATCAAGGTAATGGCTGGTTTGGAGAAATGGATAAAGTTTGGGTTAATGATAAATACTGTGTTATGGCTAGAACAATTCAAACTGAATGGGGAACAGTTCATCATGCCTGCATAAGAAATGTAAGTGGCGGTGATATTCCATGGAGAGAAAAACAAAAAATTAAAAATGAATTATGGGGAAAAGAATATACTGCTATAGAAGTTTTTCCTAAGGAATCAGAATTAGTTGATGCTGCTAATATGTATCATTTGTGGATTTTCAAAGATTATAAATTATCATTTGGTTTGAAGGGAATGAGTTAATTTGAGTCTATTGAAAACAGTCCTAGAAGAAGGACAAAAGCATTTTGTGGACAAAGAATTTGCAGACAATAAAGCATTGGATATGTTTCTGCATAAAATCCATCCAAAGCAAATTGTCTTAAGATTCAGTGATATACCGTTCATGTTTCATGAAGTGAAATATCAATACACAACAGTTAGAGGTAATAGAAAAGAAGGGGTTAAGTATTTTGTTTTCAATACATTTTCTCCAGAAGTAGACACAAAATCAGAATTAGAAAGGTGGGTAGTAGACTTTAATAAAGAAAATCCAAGCAGACAACTTTTAAATGTAAAGTTTCTTAAAAGCAAATGTTTAGGATATTCAGTATTAAGTGAATAGAATTTATAAGGTCCTACAGCTTCAATTCCTCTTTAAGAGGTTGGTATAGTAACATCTTAGGCTAGCTTCCTTGGGTGTTGCGAAATAAAAGGGTTAAAGCCGTAAAAAACACACCTAAGGATAAAACCTTATCTTATATACCTATACAAGCATATCTTCGCAGGTGTTATAAGAATAAGAATGTTTTCTCCTATTCAGCTAAAGCAATTTAGTTCGGATAGGTGAGAAGAATGATAGGATAAATAAATATTTATCACAAGACCAAGTTAGATGTTGCAATTGAAAATGTTAAATATTATGAGAAAGCAACAGGATTACAAGGATATTATTTAAACTATAGTGGTGGAAAAGATAGCATAGCCACTAAATTAGTATTAGATTTAGCGGGAGTAAAATATGATGCACATTATAATATTACAGGCATAGATCCACCAGAAGTATTTTATCAAATAAGAAATACAGAAGGTATTATAATGCATCAGCATGAGAAATCTATATTTCGATTAATAGTTGAAAAGTTAATGCCACCTACAAGGCTTATGAGGTATTGTTGTGAGAAATTAAAAGAGCATGGTGGGGAGGATAGATTTAATGTTACCGGTGTAAGATGGGCTGAAAGTAAAAGAAGAGCAACTACTAGAACAGAAGTTGAATTTGATAGATACGGTAGTAGAAGTAAAAATGCAGAAAAGACTAGAAAAATATTTTTAAATAGTGACAATGATGAAAAAAGAAGAATGCTAGAAAGTTGTACTATTAAAGGCAAACATATTTTAAATCCAATTATAGACTGGACAGATGAAGATGTATGGGAAGTTATAAAGTATTACAACTTAGAATATCCAAGTTTATATGATGAAGGGTTCTGCAGAATAGGCTGCATAGGATGTCCACTATCTAGAAAGAAAAATAGATTAAAAGAATTTAAAAGATATCCTAAATATGAGGAAAATTATATTAGAGCTTTTGACAAAATGATTAAGAGAAGGTTGGAATTAGAAAAACCTACACAATGGAAAACTGGAGAAGAAGTATTTGAGTGGTGGCTTAATGGATAAAACTAAGCATTAATACGGATACAGTTATAAATTTAGTGTACTACGGTATTAAATAGGTGGTGTGATAATGAAACAAATAAGTACATTTGATGAAATTATAGTCGACAATTTTGCAGGTGGAGGAGGTGCAAGCACTGGAATTGAAATGGCCATAGGACATAATGTTGATATTGCAATTAATCATGATCCAGCTGCTATAGCAATGCATAAAGCAAATCACCCTGAAACTGAACATTACTGTGAAAATGTATGGGAAGTAAATCCTATAAAAGCAGTACGAGGTCGTTCGGTAGGATTGGCATGGTTTTCGCCTGACTGCAAACATTTTTCTAAGGCTAAAGGAGGAAAGCCATGCAATAAGAAAATTAGAGGTCTTGCGTGGATTGTATTAAAATGGGCAGCTCTTGTAAAGCCAAGGGTAATTATGTTAGAGAATGTGGAAGAATTTCAGACATGGGGTCCCTTAAACAGAAGAAAACACCCTATAAAAAGTAAAAAAGGTGAAACCTATTGGAAATGGAGAAATCAGCTTGAAGCATTAGGCTATAAAATTGATACCAAAGAATTAATAGCAGCTGATTATGGAGCACCTACAAAACGAAAAAGATTCTTTATGATTGCAAGATGTGATGGTGAAGAAATCAAATGGCCTAAGCATACCCATGGAAATAGAAATAGTGAAGAAGTCCAAATGGGATTATTAAAACCTTATGTACCTGCAGCTGATATTATAGATTGGAGTATTCCTTGTAAAAGTATATTTGGGAGGAAAAAACCACTGGTAGAAAAGACAATGAGACGGATTTCACTGGGAATACAGAAATTTGTATTAGAAAATCCAGAACCTTTTATAATGCAGATTGGTCAAACTGGATTTACTAAGGAAAGAAATAAATCCATACATGAGCCACTTACAACTATAGTAAGTAAAGCAGAACATTGTCTAGTAACTCCATATTTAATTCAATATCACTCCGAAACTACTAAAAAAGGAGTAAGAGGACAATCTATTAAAGAGCCAATTATGACATTAGATAGTTCACCTAGATATTGATTAGTGAGTGCTTTTATTATTCAAATGAATAAGGGAATGGTGGGAACAGATATGAGAGAGCCTGTTAATACCATTGTTGCAGGACCAGGACACATAGGAGAAGTAAGGGCTTTTTTAATTAAGTATTATGGCAAAGGTATAGGCCAAGATATACGTGAACCATTAGGCACTGTGGTTAGTAAAGATAGGTTTGGATTAGTGACTATTAAAGGTGAAGATTATCAAATAGCAGATATAGGAATGAGAATGCTACAACCGCATGAATTGTTTGCAGCCCAGGGTTTTCCAAAGAATTATATTATAGATCATGATTATACAGGGAAAATATATCCAAAGACAGCACAGGTCGCAAGATGTGGTAATGCAGTTCCTCCACCATTTGCACAGAACTTAGTTAAAGCTAATTTACCCGAGTTATGTAGTGGTAATAAAATATGGAAAGATGTTGTTAATTCATAATTAAATGAGTTGTTTGTAAAATTTAAGCACTCATACACCTATAAACACACTTTTAGTGTATGAGTGTAATAAATAAGTAAAACATAGAGAGGTGAATCTTTTGTATATAGATTTTTTAAATAATAAGAATGTAGTTATGAAAAATTCAGGCTTTGAAATTGATAGAGATTTACTAAATAAAAATCTATATGACTTTCAGAAAGATATAGTCAAATGGTCCTTAATCAAAGGAAGGTCAGCTATATTTGCAGATTGTGGATTAGGTAAAACGCTTATGCAGTTAGAATGGTCCTATAAAGTAAGCAAATATACAAATGGGAAAGTTTTAATTTTAGCACCTTTGGCAGTAACAGAGCAAACTAAAAGAGAAGGTATCAAATTTGGAATAGATGTTAATATTTGCGAAATGCAGGAAGATGTTAAAATTGGAATAAATATAACCAATTATGAAAAACTAGATAGATTTGATACTAATGAATTTAATGGAATAGTCCTTGACGAAAGCTCAATTCTTAAAAGCTTTACTGGAAAAGTAAGAACGTTAATAATCAGTAAGTTTAAAAATACACCGTATAAACTATGTTGTACTGCTACACCAGCACCTAATGATTATATGGAACTTGGGAATCATGCAGAGTTCTTAGGTGTTATGAACAGAAATGAAATGTTATCTATGTACTTTGTACATGATGGTGGAGAAACATCTAAATGGAGATTAAAAGGTCATGCAGAGAACGTATTTTGGGAATGGATCTCAAGCTGGAGTGTGCTAATAACTAATCCAATAGATCTAGGATATAAAATTGATGGGTATTACTTACCAGAATTAAAAGTAAATGAAATTATAGTTGATGGAGAAAAGGCTATAGAAGAATCTCTTACTTTAACTCAAAGGAGAAATGCAAGAAAAGAAAGTTTATCAGATAGATGTAGAGCAGCAGCTGAATTTGTAAATAATTCTGATGAACAATGGCTAGTGTGGTGCAATCTTAATGATGAATCAAAGCTATTACATGAATTGATTAATAAATCTGTAGAAGTTAAGGGATCAGATAAGCCAAAACATAAAACTACATCATCAGTAGAATTTGCAGAAGGCAATATAAAATGTTTAGTTAGTAAGCCTTTAATATTTGGCATGGGTTTAAACTTTCAGAAATGCCACAATATGATATTTGTTGGATTAAGTGATAGTTATGAACAATACTATCAAGCAGTTAGAAGGTGCTGGAGATTTGGACAAGAACACGAAGTTAATATCTATATAATCATAAGCAGTAAAGAAGGTTGTGTAAAAGCTAATATAAACCGAAAAGAAAATGATGCTAATAGGATGCAAAAATCAATGATAGAGTTTACTAAAAACATTAAAAAGAACGATGTAAAAGCAACTTGCCGATTAAGTACACCTTATAACGCAAATATAGATATGCTATTACCAAAATGGGAGGAATTTATGGCATGAAAATATTAAATCAAAACATAACAGAAAACTATAGTTTATACCAAGGAGATAATGTGGAAGTTTTGAAAGGTATTCCTGATAATTCAATACATTACTCAATTTTCAGCCCACCTTTTGCTAGTCTGTATACTTATTCAAATAGTGATAGAGATATGGGAAACAGTAAGAATGATAAGGAGTTCTTTGAACATTTTAGATATTTAGTTAAGGAATTATATAGAGTTATAATTCCTGGAAGATTAATAAGTTTCCATTGCATGAATATACCACTTATGAAAGAACGTGATGGCGTAATAGGGCTAAAAGACTTTAGAGGTGAATTAATAAAATTATTTCAAGATGAAGGATTTATATATCACAGTGAAGTAACAATATGGAAAAACCCAGTTGTAGAAATGCAAAGAACAAAGGCACTAGGATTACTTCATAAACAAATCAAAAAAGATAGCTGCATGAGTAGACAAGGAATACCAGATTACTTAGTTACAATGAGAAAACCAGGAGATAATCCTGAAAGAGTTACACATACAAACGAAAGTTTTCAGGTAGATGTTTGGCAACAATATGCTAGTCCAGTATGGATGGATATAAAGCAATCAAATACACTTCAAAAGAAATCAGCAAGAGCAAAAAGAGATGAAAGGCATATTTGCCCATTACAACTAGATGTTATTAAAAGGGGCATAGAATTATGGACAAACCCTAATGATATTGTATTAGATCCTTTCAATGGTATAGGTAGTAGTGCATATATATCAATAAGAATGGGTAGAAGGGCTATAGGTATTGAATTAAAAGATACTTATTATGAACAATCAGTTTTGAATTGTG